CCCGTAAGCGTAAAATGGAAAAACTTACTGCAACAGGAGCTAATCCAACTAAAACTTGGGAACCATCTGCAGATCCAGTACCGCTACCTAAAAAAGTAGAAACACCTGCTCCTACAAACCAACCTTATAATTTAACTACTGGTGCTGTAAAGGCTCAGTACAACGACCCTAACAGCATTAATAGCACAACGTTATCTTGGGATCCAAAACTAAACGATGCAAAAGAAACTGGTGTTCGCCATGTGGCGCAACAGTTTGAAAAAGTAAAGAAGATTAAAGCTCGTAAGGGCGGAACAGTTCACGGGTCTAAAGATGTACGTGACTTTGAAACAGAACACCCAGATTCACCAGCATCATCTGCAGCTACAGGAAAAACTATTTCTGAAGCTAATAAAAGAAGCCGTTTTACAGAACCTCTTGCAAAACCAACAAAAAGAACAGTTTTCACTGAACCTACTAGAGCAGTCGTAGAAGAGAGCCTTTCTGATTCGGCTCACGATCTTCGTGCTTCTATGTCTGAGGGACAAACCCCAGATATTACAAGCACCACTATGCGTGAAGTAGCTGCAGAAGGACCTAGAAAACCAGTTGCTAAAATACCTACCCGTACTCCACGTCAAACTGCTGCATATGAAAAGCCAGAAGTTACTAAACCTGGCAACGTAATTCCACAAGTTGCTATTGATACCTTTGGCAGCCAACCTGTAGATCGTAAGCAAGCCGAAAAGGAAAATAAACGTCTTCGTAAAAACCGTAGTGTTCCAATTAAAACTACTGTTCTTGATCCAAATAAAATTTCTGCTCGTCCTGTTCGAGGTCAAACTCCTGAACGTCAAGCTGTACTTGGTGCAATCCGTGAAGGACGTGTAGCATCACTTGCTGCTGAGGGCAAAGAAATGACTACTGTATCTCCAGAGGTTATGGATACAGCAAAACTTCTTGGAGCAACCTCTAAATATAATCTTACTGAAGACTACATGAATAGTACTTCATTCTTGTCTCATGAAGCAATTCAAAAAGCAACTGTTGCACATGCTTTGGGTGTTCACCATAGTTTAGCTGAACCTGATGAAGGACATCTTGGTAGATATCTTGGTGGTCGTCCTCTTGAAGCAAAAGCTCTTTTAGCTAATGCGTTTAAAGTTGTAGATAGAAATCGTCGTGGAAATCCTGAAAAGGTTCCTGGTGAATTTGATATTCTACGTGCAAGCGTTCATGCTGGAACTACTCCATCACGTATGCTAAATAACCTTAGAAGTGGTAAGCCAACAGACGCTGTTGTTAATGGACAAAGCGTTACTATGGCTCCAGGATCTAGCTATAACCGCTCTACAACTCATGCAAAAGCAAGTGAAATTACTTCTGAAACTGAGTCTGCACCAAAGATTGCTCGTGGAGCTGTTGCGGCAACTCCTACTGCACCTCTTGCAGGAACTAACCGTGTTGCTGTTCGTAGTATCGGTCAAGCTCCAGAAGAAGCTAAGATTCGTGAGTTTAGTCCACAAGAACTTCGTAATAAGGGAAATGTACCTACTGTTGATGATTCAAAATCAAAAATGGGTTCTGCGGGAGAAGAAGTAGCACCTGATACTTCAGATATTGTGGAACGTCTTAAAGTTGGTAAGCGCGATAAAGCTGCAGTAGAAAAAGTCTAATGTCACGGTCAGAGGTCTTTTCATCTAAACCTCGTGAGGTTAAGGTCTTTAAAGATCTACGCCACAATGCACGAGAAGCTGCAGAGTATCTAACAGGTCTTAAGCCTGATCAAGCTGATGACTCACATGTCATAACACGCCAAAAATATGGTCGTGGTGCTAGTGGTGAATCGAGTACATAATGGGAAAGCGTAAAGAAAAGTACTTTGGTGCTAGAAGCGGTAATGGCTCACCCCGTATACGCATGTCTGTATCAGACCGTAACTCTAAAGCTGCTCGCCCGTGGAATGATCCGGATGTAGTTAGTGCTTCAGAGGCTTATGGTGTACCATTTGGAAGTAATAACCATGTAGCTCTACACGAAAATAGGTTAGAATCTATTGGTAGTTTAAAGCCACATGAGAGAACAACTTGTAGTCAATGTGGCAATTTTAATAAGAAATGTACTTGTACAGAGGAGTGGAACTAATGGCTAAGTCACCGGCATGGCAACGTAAAGAAGGCAAGAACCCTGAAGGCGGATTAAACGCCAAGGGTCGTGCATCTGCTAAGGCACAAGGTCACAATCTTAAACCGCCTGTATCAGCTAAAGAAGCTAAGAAGTCTCCTAAGTCTGCAGCACGTCGTAAGTCTTTCTGCGCCCGCATGGGTGGTATGGAAGGTCCTATGAAGGATAAGAACGGAAAACCTACACGTAAGGCTCTTGCACTACGAAAGTGGGATTGCTAATGGTTAAAAAATTTATTGCTGCAGTATTTGCACTTACTCTAGTTACAACTAATGCTTTTGCTGGCGTTGATACAAAAGTTAGTATCAAGCCTAGCTCTCTTTATACACCGGGCGTAATTAACCCGGCCGTTACTCAAGCTAATATCAAAGATAACATTTGCAAGGCTAATTGGACTTCAACAGTCCGCCCAACCGTTGCCTATACAAATAAACTCAAGGCTGCTCAGTTAGCCGGAGATTACAAGTTTTTTATTGCTATCTATGGCGCAGACCCTAAGAATTACGAAGAAGATCATCTAATTTCCCTGCATCTTGGTGGAGCTCCTAGCAATCCTAAGAACCTATGGCCAGAGCCATACGTGGGAGATAATGCTCATAAGAAGGATGTAGTTGAGACTGCTCTTAAGCGTCTTATCTGTTCAGGCGGAATTACTCTTGCAGATGCACAGAAGGCTATCTCTACAGACTGGATCGCTGCCTACAATAAGTACACTAGCGCAGCAGACATTAAGGCTGTAGACTCAAATGGCTGAAAAGAAAAAGGCTGTAGCTGGCGGTAAAGAGTACAAAGGCTCTGCCGCTAATGGCGGCCGTAAAATTATTGTTGAGCACTATAAAGATAAAGACGGTAATTGGCACACCACGTCTAAGAACGCTGCTCGTGCTAAGTATGAGAAGAAGACTGGTAAGAAGTTACCACGAAATGTTGACGTGGATCATAAGAATAACAACCACGATGATGATTCCACCGGAAACCTGCGCCCGCTTTCTCACGGTAAGAATACCGCTAAAGAAAACAAGCGCAGGGCCGGCAAGAAGTCTTAGACCGAGGGTACTGCTTTTAGCCAATATTGAACTACTCCGCTATATTGCTGATTCTTTTCAGCTTTCCAGGCGGTCCAATTTTTACCCCCAGCAGACATTTTAAAGGCTATCTGGGCATTGGTGACCGGATCATATAGGTCATCGGCTGAACTAAGCTTATACTGGCTTACACGGGCTTTTAAAGACCCATATACGTTGACTTGAAAGAGACCGTAGGAGTTATCCCCCGTTTTGGCATTGCCATTATGGGATCTTGGATTTCCGTGGGATTCTTTCATAGCAACAGCCCAAGCAGTCTTTAAGTCATGACCTCTAAACCCTGTTAAGTATAGAAGATCATAAAGCTGCGTTTGAGTTAGCTTATGTAGTTTGGAGTACTTCATTACGGGGCTCACGCACATGGGAGCTACCTTTGCTTTAACAGCCTGAGCTGTTTGAATGAACGTATTTGTTAAGACCAATGTTATGGCCATTACTATTACAAATAGTTTTCTTTTTCCATTAAAGTGCACACTATCTCCTAGGCTAGAAGGCCAACCCGAATCTCTTACCTACTGTCACTAGATAAAAAATAGCTCAGCGTCTGTCTGCCAAGCTAGTTGCAACCCTTTTGTTACGTAGTTAGTGTTAGGGAGGTTTATTTCCCTATCTCTATCCTAGCAGTAAATACAGGGTTGACGCAACCTCGAATGGCAAATATGGTGTAAGATAGCTCACATACTATTAAAAAGGGGCAAAATATGAGAATTGTACAAAGAATTATTACAAAACAAGGTCATCCTGTTCCATCTAGTTCTCACGCACCACGAGGACCATTTCCCGCAGAGTTATTTATTGAGCCTGAAATTATTAGCGATTACATACCATTTGATGAAGAACATGAGCGTGGCGCTACAGCACAGACTGATTTTAAGTCACCTAAGCTCTTTCGTTGTAAAGACTGTGCTGTGATAGTATTAGAGCATGAAGTGCCAGACCACTGGTGCGAGGGAACGGGCGAAACTAATGGCGAAGACTCATGATGTTGGGAAGTTTTATTGGCACCCAATGACTTACCCAGTAAAACCTCCTGTAGTAATAGAGCGAGCAGAAACGCAAGAAATTGATGATCCTTACCGTTTTGGTAAAGGTTGGTGCATAAGATTACCTCTAACAAGAAAGTCAATCGTTATTGGTAAATGGATTAAGCAGTATACTGAAAGCCAGGCGTTAACTATTGCAGTTAACGGTCGAAGCATGAAACAAGATGAAGTTGACTGGGATATGATTAGATTTGGGGCAAATGATGAAGATATTTAAGCGTAAGAGTAAAACTGTAAAAGAATTAACTAAAGTTCAGCGCAGGGTAAAATCTCTTCCTACACCTGAGCTACTTACTTGGACAGATCAAATTATGTATTCTGTCGGCCGCAATCTTTCTGCATGGCAAAAAACTCAGTATGCAGATAATTTATCCGAGGCACGTCTAGGCGCAGAGTCACTCAGCGCTATTTTAGATACCCTAAGTGAAAGACACGGCCTGTGACCACCAGTGCTTTTGACGAGCTAGAGCCAGAGGACTTTGACGAATTTGGCAACGTACTGCCAGAGGAACCGGAAGATGATGGCTTAGATGAACTTTCTAAAGAGTTTGT